ACGGGCAGCTAAGTATGACAGGGAGAATACTAATGACTAACACTAAAGCAAGGGTACTCAAGAGACAGGCTGAGGACAAAGCATTTATTGATGCTGTCATGTCATTGTATGAGGACAGTGCAGCCAAGGGCGAGAGGCATGATGCGCCCTATCAAATATACCTTAGTAATTTAGGTGAAGATGATTTTAAATTAACATATGATGAGTGGTTAGGAGGTGGTGTATGACTATGAGTATGAAGCAAATCCATACCAAGGTTAGTAAGCATTTACTAAAGCAAGGTAAGCGTAGTGAACGCTCTGAGGGTGCAGATAATACATGTTTGTACCGATCTGATGATGGACTGATGTGTGCAGTAGGTTGTTTAATATCTGATGATCACTATCATCGTGGTCTTGAGGATCACGATGTTGACCACCCTATAGTTAAGAGCGTATTGTTTGATGTACTTGGTGCAAACTTGGATAGTAAGCTTGATCTACTTAGCAGGTTGCAGTACATACATGATCAAGTTCCAGTAGAGGAGTGGGCTATCAAGTTGGAAGGATTAAAGAAAGATTATAAAGGTGATTTTCAAATACTAGGAGAAGGACTATGAGAAAGAAGAATCCGTTTGGTAAGAGTAACTTCGATGCACCTCATGCAATCTATGAAGGGCATGGGCCTTGGGGTCACCAGATTATTCATGTGATCAAGACCTATCAACACCCTGACAATGAGCGTAAGAACCCTTATGCTAAGTGGTTGATTGGTGCTAAGACTGACATGACATATGGATCATTTGATTATGGTGACACGTATGTTAAGGAGGCGTTAGTAGGTAACATGAAGTTGGTTAGTGCTGTCGATGGATGGACTGACTACTACTCTACTCATGAGTTACCTAGTCAGATAGATGATGATGACTTGTTGAATGAGTTTTTTGGATCTAATGGATAATAATATTATAACGTGTTGCTAACTTGTTAACTCAAGAGTTCTATTCTATCACAGATCTGGACATAAGTAAACCCTTATGTTAGAATAAGTTTCCAGTGGAAACAATTGGGGTTGTTATGAGATGTGTTAGTTGTGACTGTGAGTTAACAGATTATGAATCAACGAGAAGATATGAGTCAGGCGGTTACTTAGATTTATGTACTGACTGTTGTCATGACATGGGTGAAGAGATACCCACTATTAATCGTGCTGACTTGTTGACTATAGGAGATGAATGATGGAAGATAAAACGTATGCACAGTTACTTACTGAACGTAATCATGCTAAAGAAATATGGCGTAGGACTACAGGCACTGCTGACCATGAGACTATGGCTAAAGCTATTGATTACCTGTGCCAATGCCAACAACGATTAGAGGAGAGAGAGAATGTTAACACTGAAGCAGAAGATTCAACGGGCGCGTAAGCTAGAGCAGTTAACTACTGAGCTAGGCATCTACACCCAAGGTAGTACAATGCGTGAACCCTTTGGTTCTTATAATAAAGGTAAGGCTGATGCTCTTGTTAAGATCATTGCTGAGTTTAAGGAGGATGATAATGAGCTTAGTATTCAAACCTAAGATCAAGGAGTCTTACAACGTACCTCCTAAGACAGTACTTGCAAAGAGGCCGCTAAGTAGTAGTAACCCTATAACAGAGGCTGACTTATCTCGTATAGTTAAGCTACGTGCTTTGAATGTATCTTACAATGACATAGCTAAGTTGATACGTAGGTCAGCTAATACCTGTGCCTTTCACGTACATGATAAGATGTTATTTGTAGAGATCAATGAACGAAAGAAGAAACAAATAGAGGAGGCAATGGCTGATGCTTAGTATGTTTACGGAGGTAGTGTGGCTTGCTGCTGGACTTGCGGTACTAGGTTCTGTTACCATGTTCTTCCTGTCACCCATGTATGAGTTCTTTAAGTACACTAAGCACAGTGTAGATACAGAGACTGAGTTGTATAACATCATGTGTGATGCATTAGACAAGTCAGAGGAGACAGGTAAACCAGTAAGTATTGTGCTTAGTCACGATTCTAATTTAAAGGAGAAGAGGTATGAAGATTGAAGTAAATGTAGATGATGCTAATGCAATCACTGTTGATTGCTTGAAGAGTTATTACCTAGCGAATCGTCATGATGAGAGTGCTAATGTTAGTGCTTCTGATTGGGATTTATTAATGTCATTAGACCTAGTGCTTAGTCACTTCATGACTGAACATGAATACGAGGATTTTAATAATGGCCTTCGTCAAAAAACACTTACCCTGTGACGACTGCGGAAGCAGTGACGCACTGAGTATTGATGATAAGGGGTGGAGCACTTGCTTCGCCTGTGAGACTAGAACTAAAGGCAAGGAGATAGACAGTATGGATGTACCAAGTAAGAATGTTTCCAGTGGAAACTTTGATAGAACTAAAGAAGACTTAAACACCAAGCCATACAAGAGCGTTGTCGCTCGTGGCATATCAAGTGACACATGTAAGACATACAAAGCCCAGTTACATGGCGAGCGTATGATCTTTGGTTACCATGATAAGGATGGTTTCTTAGTGGGAGCTAAGACTCGGACACCTGAGAAGGAGTTCTTTACATCAGGTGCTTGGTCAGACACAGTACTGTTTGGACAGAACCTATTCCCTAAAGGTGGTAAGTATATTACTATCACTGAGGGTGAGTATGATGCGCTGTCTGCATATCAGATGCTTGGCAGTAAGTACCCTGTCGTATCAATTAAGAATGGCAGTAGTGCTGCACTGAAGGACTGTCGATCCTCGTATGAGTATCTCGATAGCTTCGATACCATAGTGGTATGCTTCGATTCAGATGAGGTGGGTGTCAAGGCTGCTAACCAAGTGGCTGAGTTGTTCGGTGGTAAGACTAAGATCTATAAGCATACTAAGGATGAGAAGGATGCTAATGATTATCTAAAGTTCGGTAGAACTAAAGAGTTCATTGACAGGTGGTGGTCTTCAGAACGATTCGTACCAGATGGAATCATTGCAGGGTCTAGTCTATGGGATGAAGTTAATAAACCTATAGCACCAGCAGACTGTCTCTATCCTTTTGATGGACTCAACAAGCTCACCTATGGCATACGTTATGGAGAGTTAGTTACAGTCACAGCAGGGTCAGGCTTAGGTAAGAGTCAGTTCATGCGTGAGATCATATGGCAGATCATCAGTAAGACAGAAGATAATATTGGAATACTATTCCTTGAAGAGAGTATTAAGAAGAGTGCTCTATCTTTAATGTCCCTTGCTGCTAACAAGCCATTGCATCTACCTGATACTGTGTCAACTGATGAGGAACGTAAGGATGCTTTCGATGCCACACTAGGCACTGATCGTGTGTTCTTGTTTGATCACTTCGGTTCCACTGGTGTTGATAACATCGTTGCTCGTGTTCGTTACATGGCTAAGGGGTTAGGGTGTAAGTATATTGTGCTCGATCACGTATCCATTGTAGTATCAGCACAGGCTAATGGTGATGAACGTAAGGCACTCGATGAGATCATGACTAGGCTGCGTATGCTAGTGCAAGAGACAGGCATAGCCTTGTTCGTAGTGTCTCACCTCAAGAGGCCAGATGGTAAAGGTCATGAAGAGGGAGCAGCATCCAGCCTGTCACAGCTACGTGGCTCTGGTTCTATAGCACAGCTTAGTGATATGGTTCTAGGTCTTGAACGTAATGGACAGGCAGAGGATGAGGAGACACGCAACACTACCCATGTACGTGTGTTAAAGAACCGCTTCTGTGGCATCACAGGCAAGGCTAATGAGTTAGCTTACAGCCACAGCACTGGACGTATGTTAGAGAAAGAAGAGGTGGAAGAGTTATGAAACAAACACTAAATAATCTAATGAATGAGCTTGATGACTGTTCTCAATATTGTATTGATCGCGCTATGTCTGATGGCTATGGGGAAGAGTATGAAGATATTGATGATGGTCAAGAGGAATATCAAGACAAGTGTAAAGAGATAGCCAATCTTGTTGGTGGAGATTATGGGACTAATGATGCCAATGTTTATGATGGTATAGTATCTTTCCTTGAGACTGCTAGAGAAGCTAAACTATGGCAGGAGTATGCTCATTGGCTAGAAGAAGAGTTAGCTAGTGAGAGGGAAGAGATAGGTGAAGAGGACTACTACCACCAGTTCTACGAGTGGTTTACAAAGCATAAGAAGTGGGACAAGGAGAAAACACTATGAGTAAACCAGATTGGAATGATGCCCCACGTTGGGCTAAGTATTTAGCACAAGATCATGACAATACATGGTGGTGGTACGAGACAAAGCCAACCTATGATGGTTATGGATCTTGGGAGACAGTTACGGGTGATGTTGAAATAGTTATCTTACCTATTGATACATTAAACACACTGGAGAAACGACCATGAGTAAGATAGGCAACTATGTACTAGGGAGAATAGAAGAAAATGAAGCTAACACTAGATATAGAAACGACTATGGCACAGGATCAGATATGGTGTTGCGGAATCCAGCGAGAGGGGGAACCAAGGCAGAGATTACTAGTCAACTCAATGCAGCTAGAGCAACATCTCGTAGGAACATCAAGCGTAATAGGCCATAACATTACAGGCTTTGATGCACCTAAGATAAGCAGCCTATGGAATGTATCCATACCTAGTCATAAGCTAAGGGACACAGTGCTACTGTCTCGGCTATGGTGTCCACGCTTAGAAGGTGGTCATTCATTAGCAGCTTGGGGTGATCGTTTAGGTTTCCCTAAGATTAAGTTTGATGATTATGATGGTGGCTTGACTGATGAGATGCGTGAGTACTGCAAGGTTGACGTTGAGATAACTCATAAGCTTGAGCCTCACCTGACTAGTCTATTATTTGAGGATGGATTCTCAGAGGAATCTATACAGCTTGAGCATGAGGTTGCAATCATCATTGCACAGCAACAGGCTAATGGATTCAAGTTAGATACGGACAGGGCTAATCAATTACTCACTGACCTTATGGGGAGAATGAATGCAATCGAAAGGGAAGTCCAACTTATCTACCCTCCCTTGGTGGAGAAGCGAGTCTCGGAAAAGACAGGCAAGCAGCTTAAAGATAAGGTCACAGTCTTTAACCTTGGAAGTAGAAGACAAATTGCCCAAAGACTTCAAAGCCAAGGAGTAGTGTTTAAGGAGGAGACATCTAAAGGGGCAATCATTATTAATGAGAAGATCTTAGCAGGGGTTGACCTGCCTGAAGCTCAGTTGATACTAGAGTACCTTACCCTACAGAAGAGGGTTAGTCAGCTTGATTCTTGGGTGAATGCGTTAGCTGATGATGGTCGTGTACATGGTGGAGTGATAACGAATGGAGCAGTCTCTGGTAGAATGACTCATTCAAACCCCAACATGGCACAAGTACCTGCTGCTAAGAAGGACAAGAAGACAGGTGAGTTACTGTGGGGTGCAGCTTCAACCTTCAGTACAGACTGTAGAGCCTGTTGGATTGTAGAGGAAGGTAACGCACTCACTGGTATAGATGCTTCTGGTTTAGAATTGAGAATGCTTGCCCACTATATGAATGATAAGAACTATACCAAGCAGTTATTGGAAGGTGATATACATACATATAATCAACATGCTGCTGGCTTAGAAACTAGAGATCAGAGCAAGACTTTTATATACGCGCTGATTTATGGCGGGGGCTTTGCTAAGATAGGACAGATCGCTGGAGGCTCACCTCGTAAGGGTAAGCAACTGGTTGACAAGTTCATGGCTAACCTCCCAGCCTATGCACGTTTGAAGGAGATTGTCTTGCAGAGTATGCGTAAACGTGGTACACTACGAGGGCTGGACGGGCGTAGGTTAAGAGTGGAGTCAGAGCACAGTGCCTTGAATTTTCTCTTACAGTCTGCTGGTGCTATAGTAATGAAGAAAGCTCTAGTACTTCTCAAGCATAGTCTTGATGAGTCAGGAGTGTGGTATAAGTTTGTAGCTAATGTACATGATGAGTGGCAGATAGAGTCCTCGTCTAGTGATGCAGACTTAGTAGGTAGACTCGGAGTACAGGCCATCGTTGATGCTGGTCTACACTTTGAAATGAATTGCCCATTAGATGGTGACTACAATGTAGGACTCACTTGGGCAGACACACACTAGCTTGCATACAGGTCTAGTGATAATGTAACTAAAGGAAAAATCCATGCAAAATCATAACCCACTTAAAATTGAAGCCACTGCTTTCTGGTTCTCATTCCTAGAGAAGAATGAAATGTCAGACAAGTATCAGGTAGATATTAGTGAACTATCAGAAGAGCACGTTGATCGCCTAGAAGGTATGGGTGTATCAGTCAAGAACAAAGGTGATGATCGTGGTTACTTTGTAACTGCTAAGTCCTCTAAGTATGCACCTCATGTAGAGGATGTAGACGGATTCAAAATGACAGACGCTGTAGGCAATGGGTCTAAGTGTACGTTCATTGTCAAACCCTATGACTATAACTTCAAGGGTAAGACAGGCGTTAGCTTAGGACTATCTAAAGCACGAGTGAATGATCTTGTACGTTACGAGGCAGCCACTACGAGCTTTGAGGATATCCCAGAGCTATGATCTTACTCGTTGACGCAGACATACTGTGCTATCGCATAGCTTGGTCTTGCCAAGACGAGTCACAAAAGGTTGCTTGTAAGACACTACTCAACTTTACGAATGACATCATCGAGGAACTAGTAATAGATTCTGATGATGCCACTCATGAAGTTGAGTACTACCTAACAGGCAGAGGTAACTTTAGAAAAGACTATGCGATTACTGCTGAGTACAAAGGTAATCGTAAGTCTAGAGAGAAACCTAAACACCTAGAAGCATTGAGGGATTTCTTTGTGAATGAACTCGATGCCATTGTGACTAGTGGTGAGGAAGCTGATGATCGTATAGCAATACGTGCAACACAGGAAGGTGATAAATCCATCGCCATATCTCTAGACAAAGACTTCGATCAGTTCGCTGGTTGGCACTATAACTTTGTCAAGAAGAATAAATATTATATTACTGAAGAGGAAGGTCTATTCAACTTCTACATGCAGTTCCTTGTAGGAGACAGTGCAGATAACATCAAAGGTGTAGCTGGTATAGGCCCAGTGAAAGCTAAGAAGTTACTGGCTGATAAGACTGAGCTTGAGATGTATGATATATGTGTTGATAAACTAGGCAGTGAAGAGAGGGCTATCGAGAATGGTATCCTTTTATACTTACGCAGACAGGATGATGAGATATGGCAACCGCCAAGACCCGTAACAACGGACGATGGACAGAAGCTAGACACAAGTCTTTCATAATCTCTGCTCTACGTGGAGCGCATAGTAAGTGGGGTGTCAAAGCTGATGTTAAGAAATCTGCTAGAGTTTCTACAGGGAAGTACTTATGTGCTTGCTGTGGGACTGTTGGCCCTGCTACTTTGCCTCCTGATAAGGGACAGTCACGTAGGAAAAACAATGCAGCAGTGGATCACATTGATCCTGTAGTGTGTCCCAAGGATGGGTTCATTGATTGGAATACATACATCAATCGTATGTTCTTAGAAGAAGATGGTTATCAGGTTCTATGTTGGGCCTGTCATGGAGTAAAGACTCGTGATGAGAGAGAACTCCGAACTTTGAATAGGAAGAAGAAATGAAACATTTAATCATACCCGATACACAGGTTAAACCTGACACAAGTTATGATCATTTGACATGGGCAGGTAAGTTTGCTTCTGATACTAAGCCTGATGTTATTATCCATCTAGGTGATCACTGGGATATGTCCTCTCTAAGCTCCTATGACGTAGGTAAGAAGAGCTTTGAGGGTAGGAGGTATACCAAGGACATAGAGGCAGGGAACGAGGCTATGGCGGCTCTCATGCAGCCTATACTGGAGGAACGCTGGAGGCTGACTCGTAACAAGAAGAAGCAATGGAACCCTCGTATGATATTCTTAATGGGTAACCATGAGGATCGAATCAATAGGGCTGCTGAGAATGATCCTAAGCTTGATGGGCTGATTAGCTATAACGACTTTGATCTGAATGGATGGGAA